ATTGCCCTGTCTAGTGGCGACAGTTTGCCAGCACCGCAAATCGTGAGCGTTCCTGTTTGCTTTCCTACTGGAATGGGCGGCGGCGCGATGATTAGCGTACCGTTGCAGGCAGGCGATGACGTGCTATTGCACTTTTCCGAGGACGCCCTGGAAAACTGGCTTTCAGGTTCGGACGAAGCACCGACAGACCCGCGTCGTTTTGACTTATCGGACTGTTTCGCAAGCCCAATGGTTCGCCCCGGTGTTGGCGTGGCTGATACGGCAAATCTACGGCTGATTTGTGGGAGCGCAAGCATGACACTTGCACCATCTGGCGAAGTAACTATTATTGCCACGAATTTCAAGGTTGACGCGCCTGCTTCGGAATTTACCGGGACTTCTACAACGGCAGGTCAAATCACAGGTCAGGGCGGCATGGCGGTCAGTGGTGGAAGCGGTGTTTCATGCGAAGGCAATATTGACATCAAGGGCGGCGTAACCGCAAGCGAAGATGTGACGGCCGGCGGGATTTCCGTAATGACGCATACACATACCGGCGACAGCGGCGGCACTACGTCCGCGCCGAAGTAGGGGGTTTTATGAGTATTGATATTGCTTTGACTGCTGGGCATGACTTGACGTTGAGCCAAGATTTTAATTTTGTTGATGGCGCGGAACGTGTCAAACAGCAAATTAAAATCACGTTGCAGACGTTTTTGGGCGAGTGGTTTCTCGATGTGAATCACGGTGTGCCTTATTTTGAGAGCGTCCTTGTGAAGCAACCAAACAGGGCGGCTATTGAAGCCATTTTGCGGACGAAAATAAAGGATGTGCCTGATGTTTCCGCCGTTCGGAGTTTGCACTTAAGTGTAGATTCTCAAAGCCGTTATCTATACGTCAACGGCGAGGCTGAAACAAAAGAGAGCATGGTTAAATTTGAATATAAGGTGTAAATATGGCGGAAAAAATCGGAGTAACGGCGGCAGGCTTTGTCAAAATGAGACTGCCTGAAATCCGCCTTGCGATTATTGACGATTTCAAAGCGCGATTGCGTGAACATGGAATCTCGGATGATATTCAAACGCGCCCTGACAGTATTATCGGCATTTTGATTAACACATTCGCCGACCGTGAGGCCGCGATGTGGAATGTGGCGGAGGGTGTGTATAACGCCATGTATCCCACAACAGCGACAGGCGTATCACTCGACAATGCCGTGGCGTTTTCAGGTGTATCACGATTGCAGGCGGCGGCCGCAAAAGCCACGGTTATTTTTTATGGCGACCAAGGGACTTATATTCCTGCTGGGTCGGAGATTCGAAACTCTGATACTCAAGTCGTTTGGGCAACGTCTGAATCTATCAGCGTATCATCTACCAATGCGGCGGACGTGTTGATTGCGCCGGCGGTTGCAGACGACACAACTTATTCCGTAACGGTTGATGGCGTGAAGTATTCGTTCACAAGTGGGAAGAACGCCACGACCATCAGCGTGTTGCGCGGTTTGGCGGCGGCTTTGTCGTCAACGAACTATGCCGTTTCAACAACCGGCGCGGCGATTCGTGTAGCGGTCAAAACATCATCTTCCATGGTGGTGCAGCTATCGGCCGGGTTGTCGTTTATTGAGATTGGTTCGCCTGTTTCCGCTTCGCCGCTTGATGGCGTGAATGACGTGGCTTCTGAGGGCATGATTAACGAGCTTATCACCCTGATTGCAGGTGTGAAGCGCGTTTCAAATCTTCAGTCTGTCGCAGGCCGTGGCGTTGAGACAGACGAGGAACTACGCCGCCGATATCAGACTGGTGTCTATACACTGGGCGCGGCGACTTATGACTCAATCATTGCCAATATCACTGACGCGATTCCGACAGCGACAGACATTAAACTGTTTGAAAACGACACGGACAAGACGGCGAACGAACTGAAGCCACATTCTATCAAGCTGGTTATCGATGGCGGCAATGAAGATGATATTGCCCAAGCCTTGCACAAATATAAGGCGGCCGGTATCGATACAAACGGCGATATTGTGAAGCAAATCCAAACCAATACAGGATTGAAGCAAGTCGCTTTCAGCCGTCCGAATTACCGTTACATTTGGGTCAAGGCTAAATTGCAAATGCTTGACGGCACGGAGGCGCAATTCCCGACCGATGGCCTTGATACGATTCGACAGAATATCTTGGAAATCGGCAAGGCGTTGGCGGTTGGCGATGATGTGCTGTTGCAGAAATTCTTCTGCGCCGTGTTTAAAGTGCCGGGCGTTTCGACTGTTGACTTGAAATTTGCGGTTCAAACGGAACTAGGCTCAAAACCTGCCGATAGTGAATACTCAGCGCAAAATATCGTGATTAATACTTACGAACGGGCAATTTTCGACCTGACACGAATTGAGGTGTCTTGATGATTCGAGATTACGATCACGGCAGCCACGCGTGGGGAAACTGCCTAAACCAATTCAGGAATAAGCCAGTTTTTGAAAGCTTCGTTAAAGCCTTGTATCAACCGATGAACGGTTTGCACAAGGCTTTTTTTGATTTGCAGTTCAAACGTGGGCTTGATACGGCTGAGGGTGTGCAGTTAGATAGAATCGGCGATATTGTCGGGCTGAAACGCACGCTCAATAACGCTGAATCAATTATCTTCTTTGGCTTCGAGGAACAGACAGACGTTAAAGGCTTCGGGCAGGCGAGATTGCGCCGCGCCTACGAGCGGACGACAGGCGGCAGCGTGTCATTGCCTGACTACGAATATCGAATGTTGCTCAAGTGGAAGATTGCCGTAAACAACGGTCATGGCACTGTTGAGGAAATCATCAACGCTATGAGAATGGTGTTTGATACTTCGATGGTGCGGGTATTTGACGCAGGGAACGCCAAGATTCAGCTTGTCTTTAATTCGCGGAAAACGCCCAAGTACCTGCTGAACAATATGCGAAGCCTGATTCCTAAAGCAGCCGGCGTGGGCATCGAGGTCATGGCATTTGACGAAGAAAACCCATTTGGTTTTGAGGATCAAGGGTATCAGGGATTTGACGAGGGCGTTATGCTTTCAGAAAGCGAGATAGTGAAGTGAATTTATTTGATTGGTTTAAGCGGTCATTCGGCAAGAATGGCGACCGCCAAGACTGGACGGCCGATGAATATCAGGCAGGCTGGGCGGCAATTAATAACGACCCGCCGACTGTTGAGCAGTTCAATCAGTTGCAATTCTTGGCTGACGAAAAAGCCGCGTATCTATTCGCCCAAATGGCGGCGACTTGGACAAAAGACAAAACGCCGCTCACTGTCGGCGATAACGAACGGCTGAAACGCGCCATTCAATTGATGATTACCGAGGCGGCGGCATCTGTAGTTGATAACCTGACGTCTAATTCTGGAAATGCTGCGCTGTCGGCAAATCAAGGCAGAATATTGAACGAGCGCATTATGAAAGCCGTCCCAAGCGGTTCAATTCTCTACACGGCTTCCAATTCCGTTCCTGACGGTTGGTTGCTGTGTGATGGAACAGCGGTATCGCGTGATGAATATTCCGACTTATTCGCGGCAATCGGCACGACCTATGGTAACGGTAACGGTGCGACAACATTCAATCTGCCTGATATTCGCGGCGAGTTTATTCGCGCCTTAGACAATGGCAGGGGCATTGACGCTAACCGTAGAATCGGCACATACCAAGCCGATGAAATTAAAAGCCATAAGCATATCTCATACTTTGGCGAGGGCACTATGCAATATCCAAACGGCGTGGCGGAGCGTGGGCAACTTGGTTCAAAAGGTGGTGTTGATGGTGATAACTCGTTCCCATACACATCAAATACCGGCGGCGAGGAAACACGACCGCGAAATATTGCCTTTCCTGCAATTATTAAAATTTAACCGATAGGCTGTCTGATTCAGACGGCCTTTTTTTTACGGATTGGAAATGACAAATGTCTGAAAAATGGTTCACGCAAACCTTTGCCGTTGCTGGCAAAACCAAACCTTGGGACGAAAACCAATATTCTGACGGCTGGGGAAGTATTGGCAACCGCCCGCCAACAAAAGAACAGTTCAACTGGGTTCTTCGCCGTCTTGATGAGAAAATCAACTTTATCTACCGCCAAAACAACTCAGTCGAGCTTGATAAGGAATTGGTTAAAAAGGTTCATATTGTCAAGAATATTAATGAGTTACGCCAATTCTCAGGCGATGGCGTGGCGTTTGTATGTGGCTACCATGAAACTGGGGCAGGTTATGGCGATGGGCTGTTTATTGCCGACCCGTTGGATAAATCGTCTGCTGATAATTCCGTTACGGTAATTGTTGGTGTAGATAATTTACGCTGGAAGCGCGTATTTGACGGCGCGATGAGCTTATATGATTTTGGTTACCTGCCATCTAAGAATAACGCAAAAGAAGCTGTGAACGCCGCCGAATCTGCCGCGCTTGGCGTATTTGTTGACTGTCTTGGCTTGACTGTTGACATGGGGACGAAATACCCAACGAAAAACAAATACACAAACGGCAAATTCACAATCAGCGGCAAAACCGTTGATATGCAGTATCAGCCGATTCGCAG